CCCCAACCTCGTCCGTCCCACTCTAAGAGATGATTCAAGTGAAGAATCAAATCTGGGAGTGTGGATATCGCCCTTCTAATGTAGAAGGGCGTGACATCGAAGCCTCCGTAATAGTGCTTACCGCAAGACTCGCGGAAGAGCCCAGAGGAATGCGTCTTGTCTGAGTTCAGAGTGAACCCAAGATAGGAAAACATTCTTTTGAGCCTTGGCACCAACTGCGTAGAGCAGATGATGTCATCACCGTATACAGAGATCCGACCTTTCACCTTTGATCTCCTCGCTATAGTACGCACGAATGCGTAAAACAGTAAGGATTCAAGTTCAAAGGTAAATCCATTACCCATAGATGAAAACATCTGAAGGTCGTGGATCGAGTCGTCGACGAGAGTCGTCTTAACTCGTAGGTCGTCCAACAGCGACCACCATTCAAAGGGCAGCGAGTTTATCACAAGCTGCCTAGAGATAGTGTCACTTGCCGATGAGAGATCAACGGTTGCGAGTCCAAGTTTCAGCGCATCGCGCGCCAATCCTTGGTTAATGGTTTGATCGTTAAGATCGACACCAGACTTGCGCAATCGCCGGCGGATATATTCGCCGACTGATCTCTGCAAAAGCATATTGGCCTCAGGCTCTTTACAAGCCACCCGGTCAATAGTTGACTTCTTAGGAACGGTAAACATCACTGAACTCTCGGTAATCTCCACATTCTGGCCTGATAAGCGGCTGCCATATGACAGCCGTAGCCAGTGTTGTAGAGCATCGGAAGAACAGTGAATACCACCAGTGAGCTTCTCAATCGCGGCCAAAGGACCGCGTGAGACTCGGGTGCTAGCTCCGTTAGTGAAGAAAGAGTTCGTAAGAATCTCTCTCTGACGAAGCCCCTCAGGCTCAATTGAGCCGTCAGTGGGAATAGTGCCCAAGATGCGAGCAATTAAGGACCTCACATCCGAAAAGAACTTCTCGGAAGTTGTCCAACCGAAGTCAACGCCTCCAATGAGGAGGCGCTGATTGGTTTGCTCGTTCGTACGCTCACAGCCCATCCATTTTGCGATGGCTGAGCTACGTCGCTCATGTGCTGGCGTGACCGTATTATCCATATACTTCGAGAGCAATTCGCTCTTTAGGTACGTGGTTTTAAAGTCACCGAAAGAATGAGCCGTAAGGGCTTCTCCCTCCTTAGAGAGAAGTTCCAATAGTTCACTCTGGAAACCAGTAGATACATGAGCTGGCAACCGGACATTCAACGTAGTTTTACGTTGTCGTCGATTCGACATTTCGTCTACTCCTTATGGATATAGACGCATTAAGCTGTTGCTTAATGCGGTCCCTCATCGCGAGGGAGGGGTATGGTCAGCCAAGAGTCCATTATCCGATTGTATTGGATAACAGTCTCAACGCGAAGCCTCTGGGTTGAAATCCAGAGATTCGTTGCAATGGCTGCCACGGCCGAAATGGCCACGATCTTGACCCAACCCAAGGTCACTTCCTCTTCCGAAGCAATGGGAGAAGAAGCGAGATAACCTTGGGCAGGACAAGGAGCACCTTCTTTAGAATCGAACGATTCATCAGAAGATATTCTCCAGGTCCACGAGGGTCGCGTCGAGAACCGTCTGAGCTTCGAGCAGAGAGTTGGCCAAGAGACCAACCATGTTCTTGCGCTCTTGGGTCGTCGAGTCCGGTGCGAAGGAGAGGTTAACCTCCCCATACGCAGTGCGAACAACGCTGGTGATCGTCACCCCGGTCGAAGTGTCAGTCGACACGACCGGCATCGTAAGACGCAACCGAACCTTCGCGGTTCCGGCGGCAGTCGAGCGACGCGAAACCGAGAGAATGTTGTCCCCAGCAGGGACGCCAGTCGACTCACCAAAGGTGGCGAGTTCGGTTTCGATTTTGCGGGGCACAAAGCTGTGCTCCACGGGAGTTGCCTCGCGATCATCGATCGCGAGTGTTGCTGCTTGGGCCATAAGAGGCTCCTATGCAAAGTGTCGATCCGGAATGACCGGGCCGACAGTTGTGTTCTCCGAAAGGATCAACTTCAACGTAGACTACGTGAAGCTCCTCAGGAGCGCCAACATCGAAACGATGGATGACGTATTCAGATGCGGGTCCCAATAAGGAACCGGCACCGGAAAGTCGATAAGGACCTCTCGTCTGAACGACTTGAGATACCCTCGACATTTCGGCAGTGACCCAAAGGGTCCCTCTAAGTATTCGCCACAGTATGTGACGTCTGCATGCCATTTACACCAAGTGGTTTCGTAACCATGGTGAAATTGCAACCCATAATGGGTAGAGAGACCTTGGAGGAAATTTCCGACTGGA